TTAACAATAATTGAGGCAATGAACCCAAGAGAATTTTTGGTAAAACATAACCTAAAGAAAATTGGAAAATACGGAATTAAACCCTTTTAAGTTAAAAAAAAAATTCATCACAAACGATGAGTCAAATCAGATAGTTAATTGGATTGAATCTATTAACCACATTGGGAATGATTCAAACCACCATCTTACCGAACTATCCAAAGATTTAAATGGTAAGTCGTATATTTTTGACATATCAAATACACCATTAACTAATTACATATCAAAATTTCAATCAATATCGGATGTATCTAAAGACCCGTTACCTGATTTTATACATAATATAATAGATAAAATATCTAAAGAATTTAATTTTCCAAAAGAAAACGTTTTTTTACAGGCGGTTGATATGAATAAGGGTGGAAAAATAAACCCTCATTACGATGCATCAATTGATGGATATATCAACTATAAATGTAATATAAGTGTTTTATCTGAAAATTATAAATTATATGTTGATAAAGAATATATTGATATTGAAGAAACAGACTTATACGGATTTGAAGCATCACTATATAAACATTGGACAAACGAGTTTAATACAAGAAGAATTTTTTTAAGTTTTGGTTTTATTTTAAAATATGAAGATTTAGGTAGAACAGAAAACGACGCAAGAGTAAGGTTAAGTAAAAGAATTGAAAAATATTTCCAAAAATAAAATATTTATCTTAAAACAATACTATGCCAAACAAAAGAATTTCAGAATTACCTTACATTACCACAAATGAAATTTCTGGTAATACATTAATTCCTTTAGTTACGTATTATAGTGCTGCAACAGGAGATACTGTTCATACGACTGTAGATGATTTTATTTCTTTTACAACAAGTGCAACACCTATAACTTATTCTTCACTTTATACATTATACACAAATAGTGGGTTAACTGTTGGGTCTTGGTATGAAATCACGGATTTTGAAACTGTGTATGACCAACCCAACTACTTTTTTAATGGGTCTCCAAAAACAATAATAAATACGTCGGGCTCATCCTCCGATTATGGTTACCAACCAATCATAGTGTTTGCAACATCAGAATCTACTTTATCTCCGGATGCGTACCAACCATCGTACCCAAAAGATAAAATTAAATACGATATAACATTCAATCAAACTGAAATAAACAGTGGGTCAACAAAAGGAAGAATTTTTGAAAGAATAGACGAATACAATAACAGAACTTGTTTTGACCATAGAACGGTCAAATATATTAGATATCAAGACTATGATACACCAACATTAAAAACAGGAACTATAGACTCTTTTGATAGCGCTACGGGAGTTTTAAGTGGTAGTTCTACCTTATTTAATTCTGAAATTAATGTAAATGATATTATTAAAATAGATACACTTTCTGGACTTGGATATTATCTATCAGTAAAAGTAACGGGTATTACAAGTGACACTGAACTACAAGTATTAACTGACCCTAATGTGTCACCATTTAATTTTACTGGTCAAACTTATACTTTTTCTACTGTAAGTGCTAATACTTTTTATAATTACTATCGTGAATTTTATTTAGGTCAGGAAATTGACGGTGATTATGATTTTTATACAACATTTCAATTTGATTTTGACATAATTAATTTTGGTTATGTTACATCAATAAATAATTATTTCGGAGATTTAACATTACAACCAAGTACTTTTCTTTTACCAAACAATGTAATCGGTGGAAATAGTTATAATAACAAGGCTAATACATTTTTTAATAATACTTTTTTTGAAGATTTTTTAGGAAATAATATTGTAGGTACTTTCTATAGTAACATATGTTCATCATCTTTTCAAAATAACCAATTTTATTCAGAGTTTAGAGGTAATATAGTTGGGTCTAGTTTCAGAAATAACATTTTTAATAATGGTGTGGTTAACTATGACTTCTTAACCGCAACTCACGTTTATAATGCTTATTCTACAAGTATTTTTGAAAACTCAGCGACAACATTAAGATTATCATACTTTGATTCTTTAGATAATTTAGTCATAACAGATATAATTTTTTAAAATATGGGAACAAAATACATAACTTCAGATTCTGCAACTTACCTTAAATACATCGCAAATTTATCACAAAGTGGGGGTATCGCACCAACAGCGGTAATTTTAGAAAACACTTTGGGTGAGATACCCACTTATTCGTATAGTTCTGCCGGTAATTATAACATTAACTTTTCTGTTGTATCATTGGACACGTCAAGGACTTATATTGTAATAAGCCCGAAGGTGTTGACTGCCGATGGTAGTTCCGTGTTTATAAATGGAATGTCACCATCAACAATTGAAATTATTACATTGGATTCCACCAACACAGGGGCAGACGGTATATTAGAAAACACTACAATAGAAATAAGAGTTTATTAAAAAATGGAATTTTTTATCCAACATAACTCAACACTCCCAATCTTAAAAATGGACGTGGTAAATGATGGTAGAACATATTCTTGGAAAGAATTCTACTCAATATTAGATAATGCTATTTTGCGTTTTTCAATGATTTCAGAAGACGATGGGAGACAAAAAATATTTATGAAAGACGCTCATTTAGTTCAAAAAGAAAGAACCCACCCCGATTCGCCCGTTCAATATTACATATATTACAAATGGGACGAAAAAGATACAAATAAAAAAGGAAGGTTTGTTGGTCAATTTTCAATTGTGTTAGCAAACGGACAACTTGTGTCACCAATTAGAGAAAATCTTTATATCAATATAGTTTGACAATCGGGTTAATTTATTGTATTTATTAGATAAGGGAAATCACAAACGTTTTTTGTGAGTATAATAACCCAAATTTAATTTATATAATATGGTTCCACAAGAAGAAATTGAAAGGTTTTTGCATGGCGAAGACGACGAAAAATATATCGTATCATTAGAATACGATTACAAATCATCAAAAATATATAAAGTAATTCAAGACCCCGTTAAAGGTAAACTTTTACGAATGGATACATTTATTCCATTTGCTTGGGTCGGTGACCTTAAAAGTAAAAACTTCTATAAAGGTAATAAAGACCTTCAAAAAAAGGCAATGTCTGAAAACGGCATCATCATAGAAAAATTAGAGGACAAAGGAGATGAAAGATTAAAAAATGGATTAACTTTTTTAGTCAAAACAACAAAGTCATATTCAAACCTTGTGAACTTTTTTAAAGGTGGTGGACTTGACCCTTGGGGTAGGGATAACTCAGATGCAATAACAATACTATCCCCAGTTGAACAATATCTGATTCAAAAAAGTAAAAGATTATTTAAGGGGTTTGATGAATATGATGAGATTCATAGATTTGTATTTGATATTGAGACTACAGGTTTAGACCCCAAAACAAGTAAAATATTCTTGATTGGAATGAAAGACAATCGTGGTTTTCTAAAACTATTATCTGCGCAAAATGAAGATGAAGAACGACAAATGATTGTTGAGTTTTTTAGAACTATTGATGAATTAAAACCTTCACTTATTGGTGGGTATAACTCTGCGTTCTTTGACTTCCCATTTATTTTAAAAAGAGCGGAAATACTAAAACTAAACATCAAAAAAATATCAAAAACATTACATCCTGACTATTCTTTAAAACAAAAGGATGGGATTTTAAAGTTGGCAAATGAGATGGAACCCTATGTTCAAACTCAAATGTGGGGATATAATATTGTAGATATTGCTCATGCAGTTCGTAGAGCACAGGCAATCAACTCAGATATTAAAAGTTGGTCTTTGAAGTATATTACCAAATTTATTGAGGCTGAAAAAGAAAACCGTGTTTACGTTGATGGGGATAAAATCGGTAAAATCTATTTTGACAATGAGGACTATTGGATGAATAAAGAAAATGGTAACTACAAAAAAGTAGGTATTGATTCTAAAATAGATGAAATTTGTTCAAGAAGGGATGATGTTTATTTTAAAACTAATGGTTCTAAAATAATTGAGGATTACCTTGATGATGACTTGTATGAAACGATGATTGTTGACGAACAGTTCAATCAAGCAAATTTCTTACTTTCTAAACTTGTACCAACAACATACGAAAGGTTATCAACAATGGGTACAGCAACTCTTTGGAAAATGATTATGTGTGCGTGGTCATATAAACATAATTTGGCAATCCCAAAGAAAAAAGAAAAACGAAAATTTACAGGAGGTCTTTCTCGTTTAGTTCAGGTTGGTTACTCAAGAAACGTATTGAAACTTGACTACTCTTCACTATACCCATCTATTCAATTGGTTCACGATGTATTTCCAGCATGTGATGTTACAGGAGCAATGAAAAGTATGTTAAAGTATTTCCGTGATACTCGTATCAAGTACAAGAACTTGGCTGGTGAATATAAATCAATTGACCTAAAGGCATCAATTTCATATGATAGAAAACAATTACCTATTAAAATATTTATCAACGCCTTCTTTGGTTCATTGTCTGCTCCACACGTATTTCCTTGGGGTGATATTGATATGGGTGAACAGATTACTTGTACAGGTAGACAGTATCTTCGTCAAATGATTATGTACTTTATGAAACGAGGATACGTTCCTTTAGTAATGGACACGGATGGTGTGAACTTTGAAACTCCTAAAGATAGAGAAAACTATAAGTACATCGGTAAAGGATTGAATGATTTAGTTAAAGAAGGTAAGGAGTACGTAGGTGCTGAAGCGGATGTTGCAGAATACAATGACTTATTTATGAGAAATGAAATGGGTCTTGATATTGACGGTGTGTGGCCAGCAACTATTAATGTTGCACGTAAAAACTACGCACTTTTAACAGATAAAGGTAAAGTTAAATTAACGGGAAATACTATTAAATCTAAAAAACTTCAAACATATGTTGCTGAGTTTTTGGATAAAGGACTGAGAATGTTACTTGATGGTAAAGGTTCTGAGTTTTTAGATTTCTATTATGAGTATGTAAATAAAATATTTAACAAACAAATCCCGTTAGCAAAAATAGCAAACAAGGCTCGTGTTAAACAATCAATTGATGATTATAAAGTTCATATTACAAAAACAACAAAGTCAGGAAGTTTAATGTCAAGACAAGCACATATGGAGCTTTTGATAAAAGCGGGTAAAAATCCAGGTTTGGGTGATACTATCTATTATGTTAATAATGGTGAAAAAAAATCACACGGAGATGTTCAAAAGAAAACCACTAAAATGACTAAAAAACAAATTGCGGATTATATGGAATTACACGGAGAATTTCCACCTGAATCGTTAGCAAAAACTGAAATTATTTTAAATTGTTATTTAATAGATGAAAAGGAAATTGAGAACAATCCCGATTTATTGGGTGAATATAATGTCGCACGTACTTTAGCCGCCTTTAACAAAAGAATTGAGCCGTTACTTGTTGTTTATAGTCCTGAGATTAGAAAAGACATTTTAATTGAAGACCCTAAAGACCAGCCAATATTTACTAAATCACAAACAGAACTAGGAAGAGGGTTTCCAATGAAAGAAAAGGACCAAGATAACTTAGATGAGGTTTTAACTTTATCCGATATGGAAATTAACTTTTGGCAATCTGTCGGCATTAACCCATATTATATGTACATAGATGATACAATTAATTTAGTAGATGAAAGTAGAGTCAACTATAATAATAAATTAATGACTGAAACTAAAAGAGTTGAAAAGGTTGATGAGGATGATATCTTTGAGTATGACGTAGATGGTGATTTAATGTCCTTAAGTTTTGATTAAGAATTTTTTAACCCATCTGAGGATAGGATGTACCAATAGTCACCTACCTTTCTAAATTCAACACAAGCGCCATTATTAAGTTCAACTTCTTCATATTCTTCATCTATTAGTTTGTCTGATTTAACTAAAACATATGTCATTGATTTAACAACAACGTGTTCAGTGGTATTAGAATCTAAAAACAAATTACATTCTTCTACTTCTTTCACTATAACAAGACTTTCACCACTTGTTGAGTATGATTCATTTGTTACTATAACAGAATCGGACGTTGTTATTTCATTACCATTAATTATTTTTTTAATTGGAATTGATTTAAATATTGGCATAAAAATTAAATTATATTGTATGGACTAGTAAATGCTCTAAATTTAAGAAGTTTATTTAAGTTTTCTGCCTGCATCGCCTTTGCTTCCATTAATTTGTCAGGACGCATTCTTTCCAATCTTGTTTTTAATTCCTCTTGTAATTGTGTTTTTTCGTCTTTGGCTTCTGTTGATAAGGATTGATACTCAAGAGTTAATTCAGAATCGGGAGTTTTTAAATTACCACTATACTTTCCTCTTACCCTTGCAAGTGTTTCCTTACAATATGCGGTAAACCATCTTCTAACCCAAGTTTGTGCGGGGTAGTTAAGTTTGTCCCATCTCAATCTATCAACTGCAACATCCGATGGAAGCCTGATTACGTCAGGATTATTTGCTAAACAATTATCTCTATCACAAGTATCATAATACCAATACCACACTCTGTATTTTTGATAATTAATATTACCAAAATCAAATTTACCTCCAGGAACATTCATCAAGTGAAGGGCTTTTTTACCATCGGGAAGTGCTGTAATTCTATAAGTTAAATCACCTGTAATAATTCTTCTTTTCATTTGTATGTCTGCCATTCTTAAAAGAATGTCAAATGCCGGTGTAATAAAGTAGTTACCTGTTGTTCCCATTTGTGAAAACCCTGCACCACCACCAAGACCAATACCTCCGAATCCTCCGAATCCACCCATAAATGGGTCAAAGTATGCTGCATCCAATTCTGAACGTGCAAACCACAAAATTTCATTTACTTCTCTACATTTTGGTATTTCATAAATTTGTTGATTCGGGACTAAGTCAATATAATCTTTTTCTAATACCCAATCTCCTCCTGCTTGTAGACCAACAATTTTTGAATAGGCGTATGTGTATTGGGTTTCCCAATTCATATCTCTTGTAGTAAGAGCTCTTGCTAATGATTGTTCTGAAACATCTAATCCCGCTAATGAAGTCCACTGAGATTCAATTAACCAATCTTGAACGGATTGTTCATAATCTTCAATAGATAACTCTAATAAAGAATCCATCATTTCATCGTCAAGCTCAACACCTCTTAATGGTGCCCCTAACAAGTTTTTAATTCTTTTATAAAGTTTACTTCTTTCTGGTTCGGTAATTATTACAGTTGTTTGCATAATGGATTTTATATATAAATATCATTATATATCCATTCTGTAAAGTTGAGTTGTGTATTGGTCATTAACAAACCCCCAATTTACAACCTTCCAAAAGTTAGAAACGTATTTGTCTCTTTGATTTTTATATTTCAGATAATATGCGTGCTCCCAAACATCTAATCCTAATAAAGGATATCCCCTTTCTTTTTCAGTATTCATAAGTGGGTTATCTTGGTTTGCGGTTGTAACAATTTTTAACCTTTTAGTATCTGTAAGTATTAACCAAACCCAACCCGAACCAAATCTATCTTTAGCTGCAGTTTCAAATTCTTCTTTAAATTTTTCAAATGAACCGAAAGTTTTTTCAATTTTACTTTTTATTGGGTCTTCAAATTTTTGTTTTTTTGGGGATAACATTTTCCAAAATAATGCGTGATTAAATGCTCCGCCACCGTTGTTTCTAATTTTAGTGTTATATTTTGATATTGAACTAACAATTTGTTCTAAATCTAAATCTTTACCTTTAATCTTTTCAAGTTCCTTATTTAGTTTTTCAACATACCCTTTGTAGTGTTTGTTGTAATGTGTTTTCATTGTTTCAGAATCAATAAAAGATTCAAGAGAGTCAAAGTCGTAAGGTAACTTATCAATGCTTACACTTTTAATTTCTGAAATAATTGATTCATTTAACAGAGAATTTAAGTCAAGTTTACTTTCAATTAGATTTATTTTTTGGTTGAACTTTTTAAATAACATACTAATAAATATCACCTATTTGAAGAAATCATATTTAACATTTCTTCAATTGAGGATGCGTCATCTAATAATAAATCGTCACCCATTACAGTTGATATAATTTTTTTCTTTCTTGTTAGTATGTCATATATTGCACCCTCAATCGTATTCTCAAATAAAGGGTAATAAACTGATGTTGAATTTTTTTGTCCGATTCTATGTGACCTGTCTTCTGCTTGTGCGTGTTCGGCAGGAACAAAAGATAAATCATTCATAATGACGGCTTCTGCTGATGTTAAAGTAATACCAACCCCAGCAGCCTTTAAGTTACCAACAAATACTTTAATTTTATCGTTTTCTTGAAAATCATCCACAGATTTTTGACGATGAGGTTTTGAACAAGACCCATCCAAATAAACTGCAGATTTCCCAAAATGGTTATATATCTCTTGAAGTGTGTCGGTGAAGTTTGTAAAAATAATAACCTTCTTTCCTTGCTCAATAATATTTTCAGCAAGTTCAATTGTTGATTTAACCTTTTCTTGTGCAATTACTTTTCTTACTTTCATTAGTTTACCAAACTGAATTGTAAGAGATGTAGATTCTTCTTGATTCTTATCATACCACTCATAGTATTCACCCATCAGTTCTTCATAATCTTTAGATTTTAATCTCAGATAAACGGGGGTAATAATCTTATCGGGTAAATCTAATACGTCCTCTTTCAATCTTCTTAAAATATGTGTTTGGGTTCTTTCTCTTAATTCTTCTAAATTAGATGCTCCCGTTACATTCCATACCTTTCTTTTCCCAACACTGAATTGATACCCATTACAATATCTTTTAGCATATG